GTGTGAATATTTACCCCATCGAACCCAAGAAAAGCCGCCATGAAAATCTACGTCGAATGAATTGGGAGCTGAAAGAGATCAAGCAGCGTGGTAGCCAAAGGTTGCGAGACCCAAACCTGAACCGTAAAGAGAAGAAAGAAATACGAGGTGAAGTCAGGAAACTCATGAAAGAACAACAGGACAGAATGAAGAAATACAGGAAAGAAAGCAAGGTACATCCAAGATTGCAATGAACAATAAAGTATTGATAGGTGTATTCATCACTATATTTGTAACAGTGCAAATTTCTTTAATCAGTTGGTTAATACATTTACAAAAAAATAAAGCTGATAGCTTGCAAGCAGAAGACAGATGGACTGGTGTCCAGATGGTTGAATATAAAATATATGTGGAGTCTCGCTTGAAGTATCTTGAAAGCAGTTTTCAAACAATAAATGGTAAATTAGACACACTTGAATCTTTATTACAAGAAAGGGGCTCATCCCGAGGAAGTGAGAGTGAATGAATGGATAGGCATAGCAGGAATAGGCATAACGATATTGGTTCATATCGGTGGAACAATAACATTCTTAATAAAGCTGAGTAATCGTGTGGCTACTAACGAAACAAACATAGATAATATTAAAGACATTTTAGATAAACAGGCAACTCAAGAAGGTCTCACTGCTTTATCTCAGAAGATTGATCTTTTCTATTCTCTTATCAGAGAGACTGCCGACAAGCTAGTAGCAAAACATGCCGATCAAGTAACAGAATATAGAAAGTCTCTAATATCATCAAACCACACCATGGATAGGCTTGAGAAACAGGTTCATGAATTGGAGAAGGAAAACCAGAACTTGCGGAAACAGAAATGATGAAAGTCACAGAACACTTTACCATGGAAGAACTAACGGACTCTGATTATGCAACACGCCATGTAATTGACAATTCACCTGGACAGCAAGCTTTACAGAATCTGCTCAAGATGGCCAACTCTTTGCAGGATATTCGGGATCTGATCGCAGCCCCCCTTATTATCACCAGTGGATACCGCTCGCCAGAGCTGAATGAACGAATTGGTGGCAGTAGGACTTCAGCCCATATGAAAGGTTTTGCCGCTGATATCCGATCTCACGCGTTCGGAACCCCCTATCAACTCGCCAGCGCGATTATTAATTCCCCTATCAAGTTTGATCAGCTCATATTAGAGTTTGACAGGTGGGTACACTTCGGACTGGCACAAGGCAAATGGCGCAACCAGATATTGACCGCCATGAAAGTCGAGGGTGAAACGGTGTATCACAATGGGTTAGTGCAATGAGCTGGTTAGCAATACTTCCAGGATTGGCCACAAAGTGGCTGAAAGGCCGTGAGAAGCGCAAAGATCAGGAACACGAACAAGAGATAGAGGAAATCAAAGCGGGACTTAGAGACAACGACAGATTGTTACGTAGGGGATCATTTATCCTGCTTTCCATACCATTTGTCTGGGGATATCATGACCCGGAAGGTGTGAGGGCTTACTTCACGGTCATCCAAGAAGCCATGCCAGAATGGTATGTGGAAGCCTACATGGTAATCCTGTTCGGGATCTGGGGCATCTCCACGGGAAAGAATGTTGTGGTCGGAATTATAAAGGCATTCAGGAAAAAATAACCCCGCCGGAGCGGGGTCAAAGGGAGGGTACTACCAGGCCACACTATATCCTATCCCGCCTATGTTATCCTCGTGATTGTCCGAGCCTAATCCTATAACTTCTCCATTAGAGTAATGATAGAGAAATCCATAGATCCCGCCTATCTTCAATTCCTTTAGCCTCAGTCTAATCCCTAGCTCGAAGTTGATATCATTTTTTACATCTTCAGGGATGTTGTGATTGCGATAAGCAGCGCCCGCCAGCAGATCAAACTTCTCATCCATGACCCAATTGCAGCTCACGCTGTAGACACTATTTGCAAATTTCCCATCCCACCGTCCTGCTGCGAGTCCTATCCTTCCATCCCATGGACATTCGATATCAGAGATATAGCGCACGAACCCCGCTAACCCGCTCCCACTTGATAAGTGAGAACCGCCTTCAAACATGACTTCCCCCGCCTGTACCGTCCCTATTGACATCATAATAATTATTGCTATTAAGGTTTTCATTGTTCCTCCTTACCATTCAGAACATATAAGCCGTTGTATTTCTTGTTCACAATTAGTCATATCCGAATTGTAACGTCTGTCTTTTGACTTGCTTCTCCGTCTTGTTACTTGCTTCCTTTCTTTATTTTTTTTCTTATATTCTTCTTTACATTGCCCATAACCTATATTACCGCTTTCATATAATTGACATCTAAAATGGGTCAATGGAAAAAAACCTTCATGATGCGAACACCATTTTTTATCTTTTGCTTCCTCACATTCCATACACCGATACCGTAATCCGTCGCCATTGATGCGCTTGGCGAACTTGCTTTTATCCTTCCATATCTGGCAGGACCGGCAGAAAAAGTCATTCATTATAAATACCTCTGTCTTATCTTTTCTTCCAGAGCTTGCATTTCATCATTGAACATATCTACATGCTCTGAGAGTTTCTTAATATAAGGCTCATCCCGAAACTCTCTGATAATGAACGGCGGCAGCTTTGGCCAGTAAGACTCAAAGTCGCACCATTCCCGCTCTGCTACCCATATCTGTCCTTGAACCTGTGCTTTATGATCTGGCGGCAGAACGCCAGCCAGAAGCACCTCTATCTGCAANTGNGGAAGTTTGGTTTTGATTTCCANTAGNCCATCTTTTCCTATCAGGCTATCAGGNCTACAGCCCTTNNTNNCGTTTCTNATGAAACCTACTTGNTCCGGTTCNGANTCCGTCATAAAGGCATACATATCCCGAGCCTCTGCCTCCATGAGCTTNCCGCGTTCCATGTGGGCATTGGTATAGCTTTCAGCCACTTCACCCGTTAGACGCTCGCCTATAAGCTCACGCATGTATTTACTGCGTGTCTTGGACTCTGCGCCGCCTTTGCCTCTTGCCATGACAACGGAGAATTTAGAGGCTGTGGGGATGCCTTTTCTGACATCGAACCATTCTGGAGAACCCTGCTCATGAAAGGAAAATTCAAGCATCGACTTTAGCCTTCTTTGCTTTTTTCGCCGCTTCCTTGGCCCGTTTCATTTCGAGTAGCTGGACCGTGGTTTTGTAGGATGATACCCGCAATTCCTTCAGATCCTTTATTTTTAAGTATTCAAGGAACTTGGCTTTGTCTGAGCCGGTTTCATCAATCATACATTCCAGGTCTGCGGCTTGCTGTTCCGTGATCGTTTCTACCGGCTCGGCTGTTTGTCCATCATCATCTTGTCCCTTGACGGCCAATCCAGTGGCGCTCAGAAGCGTATAACGCTGGAGATAGGTTACGGTGGAACCGATAGCCTGAATATTGTTTTTGCTGCCGGAAGTATCCGCGCCAGCTTGAAGGGACACGCTTTCGCTATGGCCTAGATCGTGAGTAATGACACACGTTACCCGGATAGCTCCGCCGTCTAGCTGCTCAGTATTCCAATGGTGGCTAAGGCCATGCTGTGCCAGGGCCGCGCCCACTTCATTAGAGACATGATCTAGCGAGGCATGTTTATAGCTTGTATTGCCATAGCTGACTTCCCTGTTCTTGAACAAAGAGGGAGGATCAGCCTTAAAGGCATTCATGGCCGTTACATAGGCTTTCCGTGCCTCGTTCTTTTCCCATCGCTCTTGTAACTCCATCAGCTTTTCCAGCTTCTCAAGATCCGCGCCTTGAGAAACGGCAATGGATAATAGTTCCGCTGGCGTGGTCGCCGGTAGCTGTTCTTTGGGGTTCACTAATTCATTCATATCTCTCGCTCCAACTCCCATTGATGGTGTTCGTCAGGATTCATCTTTTAGTCTTTCTAAGTATTTCATTTCTTCATTACACCATTTTGATAAATTTCTCCTAGTTTCCTTAGAAATATAAAGTCCTGGTGCCTGTAATCCAGTTATTATAACTTTTATAACTTCCTCCAATCTTTCTTCTGGAATTGATAATATCTCACTAGTCATTCCAACCCCTCCAATATCTCCCGTTCTATCGCGCTAATATGATCCGGTTCCAGGCATTTTTCTTTCCTGGACTCGTACCAAGTTGTTTTGTGCCTGTTACTGTAATGCTCCGTGCGTACCCTAATTTCATCACTGATAATCTCCACACTCAAGGGTTCCGCCGGCACAATCTCAGCCCCGCCAGCCTCGCATTGTGCAGACATGGCTTG